GCAAAACCCGCCCAAACTCCCACCGGAAAAATCCCCAACGCTCAACCGAAATACTCAACCGCCTTTGTTTTGTTTCCCGCCTGATCCGACACCTCCACCGACACCTGCACCGACACCTGCACCGACACCTGCACCGACACCTGATCCGACACCTGATCCGACACCTGATCCGACACCTGCACCTGCACCGTTTAACCGACACCGTTTAACCGGCCCCGTTTAACCGGCTCCGTTTAACCGCCGGTCGACTCGCCCCAACAAAAAAAATAATATATAGAAAAAAATTTCTGGTGATTTTAATTCGTGGGGGTGGGGCCGGAGCATCGGGGGGCGGCGCTTTGCTTCTCTAGACCCCCTCATTGAAATCTGAGCAAATAACCTTTGAAATCTGAGCAAATAACCGCTGATCAAAATCTGAGCAAATAAACCCACTCATTGAAATCTGAGCAAATAGCAGCCGGTAGTTGACTATCCAGACAACCACGCTAGAATCACCGCATGGATAATCTACTTGCACAGCTAACTGACGACACTTTTGAACAAGAGTTGATTGAGTCGGGTTTCGCACAAGAGATCGAGCCCGACGACCCTCAGTTTGCCGAATTAGACATGCTGAGCACCCACATCAGCGCCTTGGCCAACACACTGCCGTATAAGCAGCGCACGCTGGTGCCTTATATCCACCCCGGTCACGGGTACTCTCAGCAGGAGATGGCCGACAAGGCCGGCTGCTCCGTGCAAACAGTATCAAAAGCACGCAACAGCCCCACCATGTTGCGGATTATGGCCTTGCAAGAGCGCACACGCCGCATTTACGGTGCCCCAGCCCAGAATCAGCGCATACAGATGGCGTGGCGGATCGCCAAACGTAACGAAAAGGACAACCCCAACACCTCACTGAAGGCACTGGACGTCCTCAACAAGCAGGCCGGGGACTACAGCATCGACCTAACACCCAACAACGGTGTGACCGTCAATATCAAGGAGTTCACAGTGTCACAACCTCCGCAGCAGCCACAGCCACAACCCCAGCCACAGAACTCGCCCCCTATTGACGCAGAATTCACGCCTGTGACCGTGCAACTCGATGGAGATTGATATCCCGAACGGGTGGGTGCCCATGGCCCACCAGATGCCGGTCTGGGACTTTATGCAGCAGGGTGGTAAGCGGTCAGCACTGTGCTGGCACCGCCGTGCAGGCAAGGATAGCTTCGCTATCAACTATCTGGCCACAGCCGCCATGCAGAAGGTGGGTGTCTACTGGCACATGCTCCCTAGCGCCACGCAGGCCCGTAAGGTGATCTGGAACGGGGTAGACAGGTTTGGCCGCAAGGTCATTGATCAAGCAGTTCCTAAAGAAATACGGGTGAAAAAACGTGATGATGAAATGTGGATCGAATTGGTTAATGGCTCGATCATACAGCTTGTTGGTTCCGACAACTTCGACAGCTTGGTGGGCGCAAACCCCATCGGGGTGGTATTCTCTGAGTATGCCATCGCTAACCCCTTGGCGTGGTCGTACATCCGTCCCATGCTGGCAGAAAACGGTGGTTGGGCAATTTTCATTAGTACACCCCGTGGCCATAATCACTTTTACCGACTCTTTACCAATAACGAGGACGCGCCAAACTGGTTCTGCGAACTCAGGGATATTACCCAGACGTTCAGGGAGGATGGCACCCCGATCATCTCCAAGGAAGTGCTCGATGAAGAGCGCCGTGAAGGGATGGAAGAATCCCTGCTTCAGCAGGAGTATTTCTGTAGTTGGGAGGGCGGGCTTCAGGGCGCTTACTTCACCGACGAGGTGAACGACATCCGCACAAACCGGTTCGGGCACTATCCGTACGACAACACGCCCACACTGACCGCGTGGGACATCGGCTTCAGAGATAAGACCGCCGTCGGCGTGTTCATGGCACACCCTGACACGGGGCATCCGATTTTGATGGACGCGTATGAAGATAGGAACAAGGGGCTACCGCACTACATCAGGCACATCAAGAAGTGGCAGGACACTTACCTGTTCGACATGCACTGGGGGCCACACGACCTCCACAAAACCGAGTTTACAACAGGGAACAGAGTAGTAGACCGCGCCGGCGACATGGGTTTAAACTTTGAAGTGCTCCCCCGCATGGACGTGGCCGACTCTATCGACAACCTGCGGGCGTTCCTGAAGGTGCTACACGTCAACAAGAACGACAACACTAACCACGTGATGGATATGCTGCAAAGCTACCGGCGGGAATATGATGATAAGAACATGATATTTAAAGACAAACCTGTGCATGACTACGCCTCGGACACCGCCGACATGATGCGCTACGCGGCGCAGGCGTGGTATCCGGGCATTCTGGACGCCACCGCGCGCGTCACCCAACGAATAGGCACCCGCGCTAAGCGAGCCATAGGACGCTAACATGACCCCAGACGACATCATTCGCAAATTTGAATCCCTCTGGTCAGGACGCAAGAACGTCGAGCAGCAGTGGCAGATAATCGAGCAGTTTGTGGCCCCGTACAAGGGTAAGTTCTTCAAAGATAACACCGGCGAACACGGCATTGAGTGGCGCGAATCGCGCAACATCTACGATGCAACAGCGGTACAGGCACACATACAGTTGGCCTCTAGCATACACGGGTCGCTCACTAACCCCGCCATCCAGTGGTTTGACTTCATGTGGCGTAATAAAGAGCTGCAAGAAAACCACGCAGCGCAGGTGTGGTTGGAGGCCGCCTCTAAGCGGGTCTTCTACGAGCTGCAAGACTCTAACTTCAACCTAGAAGCCAACAGCCTGTACAGGAACCTGACGTCTTTTGCTACAGGTGTAATCGTCGAGGAGGCTATGGCAGAGCCGACCGACGCGTGGGCAGGTATCGAGTTTACGTCTATCCCTCTGAAGCAGGCGTATTTTGAACCTGACGCCAACGGGGGCTGTTTAAACTTCTTCCGGCACCTCCAGTGGCGGGCGTCCAAGATTGTGGACAAGTTCGGGTTGGAGAAGTGCAGCGACAAGATTAAATCGGCCTATGAGTCAGGGGACGACACCTCTACTTTTGAAATTGTGTTTTGCGTCTACACGCGCCTCGACAAACAAGGCCAAGCTGACGCGGTGCTGACGCCTGAGAATAGACCCTACGGGTGGGCGTACGTCTCCCGACGCGGTCTCGACGTCTACGACGAGGGCGGCTATTACGAAATGCCTGCGTACGTGGCGCGGTGGGAGGTCACCGACGAGTCTATGTGGGGTAATGGCCCCGCCCACTATGCCCTCGCAGACATCCTCACACTGAACGAGATGGTCGAGCTAGACCTCCGGTCGCGGGAGAAAGTAGTCGACCCGGCGATCTTGTACCGAGAGCGGGCGATCATCAACCAGTTGGACTTAGGGCCGGGGGCGCAGAACGCGTGCCGCGACCCTGACGCTATTAAGGCGTTTGAGTCTGCCGCGCGGTTCGATGCGGTTGAGTCGACCATCGTGCGGCTCCAGAGGGCCGTGCAGAAGTATTTTTACATCGACCAGTTGGAGTTGAAAGAGTCTCCGGCTATGACAGCCACTGAGGTGCAGGTCCGCTACGAGCTGATGCAGCGTCTGCTGTCGTCACCGATGGCGCGGCTCAAAGACGACTTTGTCGACCCAACGCTTCAGAGGACGTTTAACCTGCTTTATCGGGCAGGGGAGCTGGGCGAGTTGCCTGAAGGCATTGATGACCTAGACTACGACATCACGTACATCGGGCCACTGAGCCGCAGTATGAAGTTTGATCAGTCAGCGTCGATAGAGCGGTGGGTCACTCAGTTGCAGTTGATCGCGCAGATGGGCGGTGAGGCAGAAGAGGTCATGCTGGTGCCTGACTATGACAAGATCGCACGGGACGCCGCCAAGCAGTTGAATCTCCCTACCGAGTACATGAAGCCGCCTGAAGAGGTTAAACGGCTGTTGGAGCAGAAGCAGCAACAGCAAGTCCGACAAGCCAGCGCTGACGCTGCCAGTGCTGAGGCATCCGCCGCCAAGGATTTAGGACAGGCGGCTCAACTACGCACAGGAGAACAGAACATTGCAGCCGTCTAGAGACGACGTGCTGGGCCGGATCCAGCACCTACTAAACACTCCTGACGGCGAGCTTTTGATGGATGAGCTTGCCGAGGAACTACACCCCTACAAGCTGATGGCCGAGACGCCTGAGCTTACCGCCTATAACGTAGGAAAGCGGGACGTCTACATCTTTCTGAGTGCCCTACGCAACGGCGATTTAATTGCATCAATGGAGACTACCAATGAGTGAAGATAACTGGCTAAACGCCTTACCGGAAGAACTACGAGACGCCCCCTACTTGGCCAAAGCGGAGACCCCCGCCGAAGCGTTGGGCAAGCTACAACATGCCGCCCAGCTAGTGGGCACTTCCGTCCGCATCCCCGGCGAAAACGCATCAGATGAGGACAGAGCGGCGTTTACCGCCAAGCTGAGTGAGATTGAAGGTGTAACCCAACTGCCCTTACACGACGATATAGAAGGCGTGGTGGGCATGCTCAAGAAACTGGGATACCCTGACGAGCACACCGGCTACACGCTCCCCATCGAGGAGGATTTTGAATGGAGCGAGACGATGGGGGAAGATTTGCGCAAATTTGCGCACAAGGCAGGACTCACCCCCGGCCAGTTCACCGCTTTCTCTAAGCAGATCATGGAGCAGGAGAAGATAGCCGCCGCAGAGTCCAGCAACGAGCTGGGCGACACGCAGAAAGCACTCCGAGCAAACTGGGGCGACACCTTGGAGGACCGCGAGGCTTTGATAAGGGGGTGGATGGACAAGTCCGAGGCTCCCCAGAACCTGCGTAAGCTGCTCGACGAGCGGTCATTGGAC